GGTGGTGGATATGCAGTTTCTCCAATCGTAACAATTAGTGGACCAGGAACTGGTGTTACTGCTATTGGTAGAGCATATATCAATTCTTCTGGTATTGTAACGGCAATTTATATTATAAATGCTGGTCTTGGATATACAGAAGTCCCAACAATCACAATCTCTTCACCATATTCATCAGGAATAGGAACTTATCAGTATAACGAAACTGTAACTGGAAGTATCAGTGGAACTACTGCAGTTGTCAAAAAATGGAATTCTACTACTAACTTACTGGAAGTTTCAAACATTACTGGATCTTTCGTTAACGGAGATGTTCTTGTTGGTTCTGCATCTAGTGCTTCTTATAAGGTCAGAATAATCAAAACAGACAATCTTGTAGATCCATATGCAGACAATGATAATATAGAACTAGAAGCTGATTCTATACTTGATTTTTCAGAAACTAATCCATTTGGAACTCCATAAATAGTTTATCATGTTTTCCTGACAAATGTTTGAGTATTTTTATCACGAAGTATTGAGAAGAACAATTGTTTCTTTCGGAACACTTTTCAATAATATCAGTATCAAACACAAGAATGATTCTGATAGTACTGTGAGTATGATGAAAGTTCCTCTTGCTTACAGTCCCACACAAAAGTTCTTAGCAAGATTGGAACAAGTTCCAGATCTTAATAAACCAGTTCAAATGTCATTACCAAGAATGTCATTTGAGTTTGTCAGTTTGACTTATGATACAACAAGAAAAGTAACAACTACTCAAACATTTTTATCCGGTCTTTCATCTGATAAGACCCAACCAAGAAAGACATACATGCCTGTTCCATATAATATGTCATTTGAGCTTAGTATTTACACTAAATTAAATGATGATATGCTTCAGATTGTTGAACAAATTTTACCATATTTTCAACCAGCTTATACTTTATCAGTTGATCTGGTAGATACAATTGGAGAAAAAAGAGATATTCCAATTGTTTTTGAAGGAATTGAAATGAGAGATGAATATGAAGGAGATTTTTCTCAAAGAAGAGCTCTGATTTATACGTTGAGATTCGTAGCTAAAACATACCTATTTGGTCCGGTTGCAGATGTTTCCAAGGATATCATCAAGAAAACTTCCATTGGATTCTCAGCTGGAGATTCGAGAGGAAGTACAAGAGATCTTACATATCGTGTTGATCCAGTTGCAACTAGAAGTTATACTGATAATATTGTTGCAACCTTATCTTCAGATATAACTTCAACTGTAACAACAATTGAAGTTTCCGATGCTTCTTCAATTTCTTCTCTTGATGTTATTGTTATTGATGAAGAAAACTTTAGAGTTGTGAATAAATCTGGAAATAAACTTTCCGTTGAAAGGGCTTATGATTCAACTAAAGCATCAAAACATGTTTCTGGTTCTAATGTCAATCTAATTACAACTGCAGACACTCCTCTTATTGAAATGGGGGATAATTTTGGTTTTGATGGTTCGTTCTAATAGACGAGTATGAAAATGACGAAAAAATTTGACGATCTGAATGATACTTTTAATGTTTCTGGTGATATAGTGTCCAAAGAAATTGAAACTATTGATCAGAAAGTTGAAAAAATTGCAAAAGAATCTGATGATTTAAAAAAAGATTATGAATATAGTAGAGGTAATCTTTATTCAATTATTGAAAAAGGTCAAGAAGCTCTTAACGGTATTTTAGAACTTGCTCAAGAAAGTGAAATGCCAAGAGCTTATGAGGTCGCTGGACAGCTAATTAAAAATGTCTCTGATGCAACAGAAAAACTCATTGATCTCCAAAAGAAACTTAAAGATATTGACGAAGGAAAGGTGAAAGGTCCAACAAATGTTACGAATGCTCTATTTGTTGGTTCTACGGCAGAATTATCAAAGTTGTTGAAGTCAACTGACATGGATGAAAAATCATAAATATAAAAAGATAATTGATATTTTGGGATGAAACCGAAGTTCACCAAGTTTACACATAAAACTCCACACTTGGGGAAAAAACAACATCAATTAGATCCAAATTTAGATCTAAAACAACTCGTTCACCATGCTTCTGTTCAGTATGTTGATCGTGATGTTGATGGAGACGTTGACATCTATGACAATCCTAAAAAATCAACTCCAGATGAAAATCCATTAGTTGGAGATATTCAAAAAACTTCAAAAAAATTAATGGCAAAAGAAAAAGGTGAACTTAAACATACTCGTAGGGGTATGGCTTATGAGGATCTTCGTAAATGGTTTGGAACTGGTGGAGAAGGTGGTGTAGGTGGTGGTGGATGGGATCGATACAATACAAAAGGTGAAAGAATTGGTAAGTGTGCTCGTGAACCTGGGGAGGGTAAACCCAAGTGTCTCTCCAAGGAAAAAGCAGCAAAGATGTCTAAAGATGAGATTGCTGCAGCAGTAAGAAGAAAAAGAAAATCAGATCCTGTAGCAGATCGTCCGGGAAAGGGAGGCAAACCAAAAATGGTATCCAATAAAATCAAAGAAGAGACTCATTACTCTTCTCTTCCTGATTGGGAAGGTCCATTATTTTCAAAAAACGAAAAAAGATATTGTCCCAAGTGTAAAAAAGATGAAACACAAGTGGAGTGTAAATATGGACCAAAATATTGGGCACTATTCTCTATGCCATCATCCATTATGACAAATCAAATGAAATACGATATTGCACAAATTCATCCAACGAATGAAGAAAAAGATCATGAGCACTCAATGGCTCGTTCAGAACTTTCTACAGTCATGAATGCAGCAAAGAGATTAAAGAAAAAGATGGGTAAGGGTGAGGGAAATATTGAAGCATGGGTTCAATCAAAGATCACTAAAGCAGCAGATTATCTTGATTCGGCTGCTGATTACTTAGATAGTGGTGAGCATGATGTTCATGGATCCATGGATGAAGAAAAGAAACATACGGGTATTGTGGCAAAAATTCTTGAACAAATGGAAGGAGAAAGAGAACTTCAGGATCTTGAAGAAAAGAATGTTCCCACCAATCCTTCATTATGGTCTAAGATGAAGTCGAAAGCAAAGGCAAAGTTCGATGTTTATCCCTCAGCTTATGCTAATGGATGGGCTGCTAAAGAATATAAGAAAGCAGGTGGTGGTTGGAAGTCCGTAAGTGAAGAAAATGAATTGGAAGAGGCTGTAAGAATTCCATCAAAAACTGGAAATCTGATGCATGTAATTCTTACTTGGAGAGGTAAGATGTATTCATTAAAGATGTTCTTCCCTCAGGTTTCTACTCCAACCAGAAAAGATATTCAAGATCAGATTGAAAAAGTATATCCCGGATCAAGAGTTCAATCATTTCATATATGCGAATATACTCCAGGTGAACCTTTCTTGCAAACAGAAAGTGCTGCTTGGACTCGTAAAGAGGGACAGAATAAAGAAGGTGGATTGAATGAGAAAGGTCGTAAGTCATATGAAAGAGAAAACCCCGGGAGTGATCTTAAAGCACCTTCAAAGAAAGTTGGAAATCCTCGAAGAAAGTCATTCTGTGCTCGTATGTCCGGAATGAAGAAGAAACTAACTTCTTCCAAAACTGCTAACGATCCCGATAGCAGAATCAATAAGTCCCTTAGAGCTTGGAACTGCTAATATGAAATCCTTCAAACAGTTTTTATCCGAATCAGTAAACATTTCTGGAGATTTCAATGGAAATCTTTACATTAATAGTTCAGAACCTGAGGTTGCTAAAGAGTCATTCTTTGCTGATATTGTTTGGGAAGGAAAGATTTATAGAATGGAAGTTGAGGGCAAAATGATGAGTAAAAATGAACTTACAGAACATCTTCAAGGAGAATATCCAGGATCAATTGTCCATAACATTTATCCACCTTCATCACAATCATCAAAAATAAAAAATGTACAACGATATCAACCAGAAAGACTTTCTTGGAGTGATTGATGGGATTTAAAAGTTATATTTGGGATGAAGAATTTGAGTTGAATGTTGCCCGAGGAAAGACTCGTGGTGCATCTTCTATTCATAAGTTTGGTGCAACACCTTCACAATCAACAAACACCACTGCAACTGTTTGGGATAAAGGAGATACATTATATCCTTGGAGTGCATTTGATACTCCTGGAGTTTTAGTTGCAGCTCAGGTTGGTGCTGATGATAATGGTAAAGTAGTAACGATTCTAGGTCTTGATTCGAATTGGGATGCAATTGAGGAAGATTTTACTTTATCCAGTACTGGAACTGTTACTGGTAATAAGATTTTTAAGCGAGTTTATCGTGGTTTTGTAAAGTCTGGTGCCACGAATGTTGGTCAATTGAATTTCAGTCGAGGTGGAGTTCAGGTTCTTAGAATTAATGCTGGATTTGGACAAACTCTTATGGCAATTTATACTGTACCGAATGGATATACAGGATATTTGTATCAGGGAGTTTGTACCGCACAATCAAGTGCTGATGCTACGGGTTTTATGTATGTTAGGTATAATACAGTAGGTCAGGCATTTAGAGTTGGTCATACTTTTGAGGTTTCTGGATCTTCGGAATATACTTATAAGTTTTCTTTTCCTCAGGAACTTCCTCAGCACTCTGATATTGATGTTCGATTGACAACGAGAAGCAATAATGGTCGTTATACTGCCGCGTTTGATATTTTATTGATTAAGAATGAGTTGTGATTTTTTAAATATTAAAAATATGGAGGTTTAATATGTCTGATGTCTATTTGGGGAATCCTCTCCTGAAGAAGGCTAATACACCAATGGAATTTACTCAAGAGCAAATTCTTGAGTTCGTAAAGTGTAAAGATGACCCAGTATATTTTGCAAAAAACTATGTAAAAATTGTGACTTTGGACAAAGGATTACAACCTTTCCAAATGTATCCATTCCAAGAGAAGTTAGTTAAAAACTTCCATAACCACAGATTTAATATCTGTAAGATGCCGCGCCAAACGGGCAAGAGCACTACTGTTGTATCTTTCCTACTTCACTATGCAGTCTTTAACGATAATGTGAATATAGGTATCCTGGCAAACAAGGCAGCGACCGCCAGGGAGCTCCTGGATAGGTTACAGACAGCTTATGAGAACTTACCAAAGTGGATGCAACAAGGTATTGTATCTTGGAATAAAGGTTCTCTTGAATTGGAGAATGGGTCCAAGATTCTTGCTGCATCCACATCAGCTTCTGCTGTCCGAGGAATGTCATTTAATATTCTATTTTTGGACGAATTTGCTTTCGTCCCAAATCACATTGCAGATTCATTCTTTGCATCAGTTTATCCCACTATTACATCAGGTAAAAGTACGAAAGTAATCATCGTTTCTACTCCTCACGGTATGAATCACTTCTACCGTATGTGGCATGACGCAGAAAAGAAGAAGAATGAGTATATACCAACTGATGTTCATTGGTCCGAAGTTCCTGGCAGAGATGAGGTTTGGAAAGCTCAAACTATTTCAAACACTTCGGAACAGCAGTTCAAAGTTGAGTTTGAATGTGAATTCCTGGGTTCTGTTGACACTCTTATTGCTCCTAGCAAACTTCGAAATCTTGTTTATGATCATCCAAAGACGCGTAATGCTGG